TGCGAAACGCTGGGGCGTTGTCGTGTGTCATAGACGCTTTGGCAAGACTGTGATGAGCGTGAATCACATCCTGCGTGATGCGATCATGAACACAAAGACCAATCCAAGGTATGCTTACATGGCTCCGACCTACCGGCAGGCAAAGTCTGTTGCCTGGGATTATTTAAAGGAATTTGCTGGCAGCATACCAGACACGCGCTTTCATGAGACTGAGCTGCGCTGTGACCTGCCCAACGGTGCCAGAATAAGCCTGTTGGGGGCTGAAAACCCTGACAGCCTACGCGGTATCTATTTAGATGGTTGCGTTATGGATGAGGTCGCAGACATGCCTGAGAGCGTGTTTCCTGAGATCCTAAGACCGGCGCTATCTGACCGCCAGGGCTGGTGTGTCTTTGTTGGGACGCCTAGAGGCACCAACATGTTTTACGAGTATTACGAAAACGCTGTGGCCAACGATGACTGGGTTGCCACGGTGTACAAGGCGTCTGAGACAGGCATTTTACCTGCAGAGGAATTAGATGCTGCCAGGTCGATGATGACGCCTGACCAGTATGAGCAGGAGTTTGAGTGTTCTTGGGTAGCCAATGTGCCTGGTTCGATTTATGGCAAAGAGATGCAGGCTGCGCTCGATGATGGAAGGATTACGAATGTTCCGTATGATCCGGCAGCTAAAGTCCACACTTTCTGGGATTTGGGCATTGGCGATAGCACGGCTATCTGGTTTGCACAAACAGGCGGCTCGGCTGGTCGAGGTGTACACATTATCGATTATTATGAAGCGCGTGGCGAAGGCTTGCCGCACTACTGTGCAGTCTTGTCGCGTAAAAATTATTTGTATGGGGATCACTATGCGCCTCACGACATTGAAGTGCGCGAGCTGGGTTCGGGCAAAAGCCGCAGAGAAGTGGCGTGGGATCTGGGGCTAAACTTTCGGGTGCTGCCTAAACTGCCATTAGAAGATGGGATACATGCTGCACAGATGCTTATACCTCGATGCTACTTTGACCGAGAGAAGTGCAAGGCAGGGATCGAGGCCCTTCGGCAGTACCATAGGGCGTATAATGAAAAGGCTCGCACATACCGGCTGTCGCCTGTTCATGATTGGTCTAGTCATGGCAGCGATGCGTTTCGGTACATGGCGATTGGCATACGAGAGGGTCATGCTGACCGCAGGCCGCAACAGCGCCAGGCGGTAACAAACTATGATCCGTTTGCTGTGGCAAGTTAGGAGTGTTTTATGAATAAGAGGGTAGCTGTACCTAGAAAGGTCAATTACAAGGGCGTACCGCACCAGCTCGCTTATGTGACAAAGAAAGAGATGTCACTGATGCGTAAGCATGGCGGCAGCGGTGAGCCTGGTGTGGGTGGCATTCCGACATTTATTCCTGACGATGGCAATCGTGGCGGCCATTCTGATTTTGGCGGCGCACCTAGCGGCCGTAGCGGCGGTGAGTATGGCGGCGGCGATAGTAAAGATCCAAGCAACTTTAGCAGGGATAATTATGATTCCAAGGCTGCACAACAAGGCAAAGGCCAAAGCCAGGCAAGTTTAGACGCCCAACGAGCTGCTGCAGAAGCTGCTGCGAAGCAAAGAGCAAAGGAACAGCTAAAGGTTCGTGAGAAAAAAGCCGCTAAAAAAACTTTGCTCGATTACACGCCTTTGGGGATATTTTCCAAATATGTAGGCAAAAAGATGCGTAGTTATTTGAGCGAGCAGCTTGATGCTGAAAACTTTGTCGATGCTATATTCGATGATCAAGGCAAGTATGTTGGCAATGTGACAAAGAATGCCCTTGGGTTTAATGTCTATAGCGGCATGAAGGTACAGGGCTACACCGGTAAATATGCTGGCCTTGTCGCGCAGCAAACGCCAGGCGACAAAGGCGATGACATAGAAACCCAAGTTGTTAAAGATTACTCTGGTGGCGAACTAAACCCTAACAGGGATGATGATGGCGTAAATCAAGTTTTACCGCCAGAGCCTGAGAAAGAGCTGAAAGAAGACGCCGACCTAGAAAACCAGGCTAAAAAGAAATACGGCCAGATGGAGCAGGTCGAAACAACACCCCAGGGGTTATTGACCAAGGCGCGTACAAGAAGACGAAGCCTGTTGGCTACAGGACTACTGACATGATGCTCGGCAACAAAAAGCCACAGAACATGGCTGGGCTGATGGGCGGCAACGCACCGCAGCCAATGTTTCAGAAAATGAATGAAACTACCAATCCGCTCGAACAGCTTATGCAAAAGGTGTCAGGCAAGACGCAGGGCCGCGCCATGGCAGGCATTAGGCCACAGAGATCAATTATGAACGGTGGTAAGACTTATGGCTAAAATCGCACCAGATATTGCCGCGCTAGACCGGCGTTACAAAACGCTGTCTGACCAGCGCAAAAACTGGGAGAGCCACTGGCAACAGCTTGCCGATTATATGCTGCCTAGACGCGCTGACATCACAAAGAAGCGGTCAGAGGGCGATAAGCGTACAGAATTAATTTTTGATGGCACTGCGCTACATGCTGTAGAGCTGCTGGCTGCAAGCCTTCATGGCTATATGACAAGCCCGAGTGTGCCATGGTTCAGCCTGGGATACCGGCAACGCCAGCTCCAAGACAGCGATGCGTCTATGGAATGGCTCGAAGACGCGCAAAAGCAGATGTATATGGCCTTCAATCGGTCTAATTTTCAGCAAGAGATACATGAGCTGTACTATGACCTGGTGGTTTTTGGCACGGCTTGCCTCTACATCGAGCAAGACATCGATGGTGGTATGCGGTTTAGCTGCAGACATATTGCTGAGATTTACATCTCTGAGGATGCCCAGGGGCGTGTAGATACTGTCTATCGTAAATTCAGCATGACAGCCAGGGCGATTGCTGCTGAGTTTGGCGAAGAAAACCTGCCGCAGAAAATTGCAAAAGATCTTAAAGAGCATCCATACGAAGAACACACACTAATTCACGCTGTATTCCCTAAAGATGGCGTAAAGTCAGATTTGTTTTCACAAATTCAAAAGCCAGTAGGCTCTGTGTATTATTGTGAAGAAACGAAAATGAAGATACGCGAGGGCGGCTTTGACGAAATGCCGCTCTTGGTTGTGCGCTTCAACAAAGACAGCGAAAGCACCTGGGGCCGGTCGCCAGCTATGAATTGCCTGAGCGACACCAAGATGGTCAATAAAATGTCGGAGATCACGATTCGGGCAGCGCAAAAGCAGCTCGACCCACCGTTGATGGTGCCAGACGATGGGTTTTTGCTGCCTGTACGCACAACGCCTGGCAGTCTGAACTTTTACCGGTCAGGCACCAGGGATCGCATGGAGCCAATGCAAATCGGGGCAAACAACGCCCTGGGCTTGAATATGGAAGAACAGCGCCGTACTGCGATACGCCAGGCGTTTTATGTTGACCAGCTCATCCTAGATAGCAGTCCACAGATGACCGCTACAGAGGTTCTAAGCCGCCAGGAGCAGCGTTTAAGGCTTCTTGGCCCTGTCCTGGGCAGATTGCAGGAAGAACTGCTGAAGCCGCTTATAGACCGGTGTTTCGGTATTATGTTCCGGCAGGGTGCGTTTATGGCACCACCAGAAGAACTGCAGGGCATGGAAATCGATATTGAGATGATCAGCCCACTGGCTAAGGCGCAGAAGCAAAGCGAGTTGCAGAATACCATGCGCGGCATCGAGGTGCTGTCACAGATGTCACAGATCGCGCCGGTGCTTGACTATATCGACAGTGACCGCCTGGTTAACTACCTGATCGATGTGATGGGCATGCCAGCCGAGATTATCCGGTCAGACGAACAAGTTGCCATGCTGCGGCGTCAACAGAAGATCGCCCAGGCAGAACAGGCTGAGATGCAGCAGGAGCTGCAAGAAGCAGAGGTGGCTAACAAGGTCGCCCCATATATCAAAGCTACATCAGGATAATTATGGAAAACCCAGTAGAAGAATTGATTGCGGCTTACCGCCAGGTGTTCAACACGCCCGAAGGTACAGTCGTGCTGCATGATTTGAAAAAACGGTTTCATCTGTCAGTAACCACATTTGAGCGAGGTGATCCACATTACAGTGCCTTTCTTGAAGGACAACGCAGTGTGGTGCTGATGATCGACAATATGATGGAAGAAAGAAAGGCGCGCCAACAAGAAATCGAGGACTAAATGGACGAGACAACCCCAATGGAAGACAGCGGATCTCAACCCGAAGCACAGGCAGTCGAGCAAGCACCGGTTAGCTTTATCGACAGTTTGCCAGAGGATTTACGAGGCGAGCCATCACTGAAAAACTTTACTGACGCAGGGTCATTAGCAAAATCTTTTGTGCATGCCCAGCGGATGATCGGTGCTGAAAAGCTGCCATTACCTGGCAAAAGTGCGACAGAAGACGAATGGAATACTATCTACAGCAAGCTCGGCAGGCCCGATAATGCTGCAGATTATCAGTTTGACGGTGTGCAAAACCTAGAGGCTGAGGAGGTTTCTTCTTTTGCTGAGGCCGCACATAAAGCTGGTTTAAGACCGCAACAAGCTCAGGCAATGCTTGGCTTCATGGATGGCAGAGATCAGGGCATGTTTGCTCAGTTTGAGCAAGGCACCCAGGAAGCTATCAACGAAGGCTATGCAGAGCTGCAGCGTGAGTGGGGGCCAGCTCTTGATGAAAAGATTAGCCGAGCGACAACAGCTTTGATTTCGCTTGGTTTACCGTATGAGCGTGACGAAGAAGGTAATGCTTATGTACCGCTCATGGATCAAATAAGATTGAGTGATGGCCGTGCGTTAGGCGACCACCCAACGATGATTAAATTGTTTGCGGATATAGCCGACAAGCTGGGCGAAGATACCCTGGCCGGTGCCGCTACCACATTCGAGATGACGCCCAAAGAGGCGCAGGCAGAGAAATCATCTTTGACTGCTCCTGGGACGCCATACTGGGATAATCAACACCCAGAGCATAAAGCAGCAGTGCAGCGTGTTTTGGAGTTGAATGGGATTATTTTCCCCGAAGGACAAGCCTAACGGCCCCTTCCGCATGCCTGTAAGCCAGGTCGATTAGCTGGCGTAACTAGCAGTCACGGCCCCGAAAGGGACAACCAGACGCAATAAACCTATCGTAAACTTGTGAGAAGGAGATTGTGATGTCTTCACAAATCACCACCGCATTCGTGAATCAATTCTCATCGAATGTGACAATGCTCTCGCAGCAAATGGGTTCATTGCTGCGGAGTGCTGTTGATGTTGA